TCGTTGACGAGACTAGCGGTGTGCCGATGTCCTTTGATCAGCGGGGTGCGTTTTGAATGACCAAGAGCATATGTATCGTTGTCTCGTTCGATGGGTCATCAGACGACGGATACAAGATCGCGATGCAGCACACCGATGGCTCACTGGTCACACTGACCACCTTGGCCGTCGTCACAAGGGCTGGAATGAACTGCATCCCGGCTCACGTCTTGAGGCAGATGTTCGAGTCCAGTGGGGCCTTGGAAACAGAGGCGCAGACGGAGATTGGAAACAACAAATGGAAAAATTAAATGAAACATAACATTGTCAGCGTATCTGGCGGTAAAGACAGCACGGCTCTTTTGCTGCTGGCACTTGAGCGCAATACAGAGAACTTGCAAGCGGTTTTTGCCGACACTGGCCATGAACACCCGCAGACATTGGATTACGTCCAGTACCTCAATGACAAGGTGTTTCCAATCCGCACAATTCGTGCTGACTTTGCAGATCAGATTAAGTCACGCAGGGAAATGATGCAAAGAGTTATTGATGGCACGCATAAAGAACGAGCCAATTCTAAATATTTTTGGACGCCAGAAATTGCGATGGAGGCTTTAAAATTTTTGCATCCGACCGGAAATCCATTTTTGGATATGTGCCTTGTGCATGGACGGTTTCCTTCAACCAAAGTCCGGTTCTGCTCCGAGGAGCTAAAGCGCAACCCTATCATTGAGCAAGTGCAGATGCCGCTGTTGGATCAAGGGCACACCATCTGGTCATGGCAAGGTGTGCGGGCTGATGAAAGTCTGGCGCGGCGTGATCTTCCTGAACTTGAGTGCGTCGGAGGCACTAAGGGCGCAGGTGATATGTGGAATTACAGACCAATTCTGACATGGACAGCAGAAGATGCTTTTGCCATGCACCGCAAGCACGGCATTAAACACAATCCACTTTATGAGCAGGGCATGGGCAGGGTCGGTTGCATGCCGTGCATCCATGCCCGCAAGGATGAGTTGCTGGAGATTAGCCGCAGATTCCCTGAAGAGATTGAGCGGGTGGCCGAGTGGGAGCGTATGGTTGTAAAAGTGTCAAAAACATCAAAGGCCACTTTTTTCTCTGCCAGTGATCTTGGTGCTGGGAATGCGGAACAAGTGAGTCTTGAGGCGCACGGTGTTTGGGCTAAGGTTGAATGGTCTAAAACCAGTCGAGGTGGCACCCAATACGACTTCCTGCGTATGGCCAATGACGGGCCAATGTGTAGCAGCATTTATGGCTTGTGTGAATAAATTTATACAACAAGGAGAATGGAAATGAACTTTGAGAAAAACATTTTTTCGCAGGGCCAAGCCCTGTTCACGCAAGAGGAATTCAACAAGGCATTGAGCGAGGCCAAGGCGGAGATCATGGCCGTGGCCATCCAGACCACGAAGCAGGCCATGTTCTTGGAGCGCAGGGCCTGCGCCCAGATGCTGCTAGACATGGCTGACGCTGAGGATGAGGGTGAGGTTTGTACGGCCATGCGCAATGCAGCCCAGGCGGTGATGAATCGCATACCGGTGCAGCACCAATGAGCGACATTACCATGTTCATGAACGGCGTCACCTTGACGCTGCCATGGCCACCCAGCATGAACACCTACTGGCGAACCTTCAAAGGTCGCATGATCATCAGTGCCAAGGGGCGTGCTTACCGCGAGGCTGTCATTGAGCAAGTGGAGATGCAAGGCGGCTTAAAAGGCTACCAGGGCAAGCTGGTGGTGGAGATTGAGGCATACCGCCCAGACAAGCGCAAGCGAGACCTCGACAACCTGCTGAAAGCGGCGCTTGATGGCTGCACTCATGCAGGGGTCTGGGAGGACGACAGCAACATTGTTGACCTCAGAATTTACTGGGCCGACACCATTGGCGGGATGATCAAAGTGCATGTGAGGGAACTATGAGAGCGCAAAAAGTGAAGTGGTTCACGGGGGTGAAGGGCAAGGTCGGCATCGCCAAGGTGCTGACGGATGACGGTGACACTGAGTACCGCATCAGCGTCGTTGATGGATTCTTGGAGCACATGGACGTGCAACAAGTTGTGGCTTGGGGCGCTTATTTCCCGCATGAGGCGGGTGACCCACTTTTTCCGGAGGAGCAATGACTGAAAAACTGATTGACCCCCAGGCGGCGGTGGACTTCATGATCGCCAAGTCCAGAGCCTACGCCCAGGCCGAGGCCAACAAGGTCTACATGGAGGAGCTACGCAAGACCATCAAGGCCGAGCAGATGATTGAGGCCGAGACGCTTGGCCACAAGACCGCCGCCATGCAGGAGAGGGAGGCGTATGCCAGCCACCCCTACAAGCAGCATTTGCTGGCCCTCCAGCAGGCCGTAGAGGTGCGTGAGGAGCTTCGGTGGATGCTGATAGCTGCCCAGGCGAGGATAGAGGTGTGGAGGTCACAGGAGGCCAGCAACCGGGCCGAGGGTAAGGCCACGTTATGACCACCATCGCAGAGCGTAAGCACATGAATCGGGTGGCCGAGCTTGGCTGCGCTGTATGCCGCAGGATGGGGTATGAGGGGACGCCCGCAGAACTCCATCATTTAAGAGCCGGTACGGGGGGGGGGAGACGCTCAAGCCACTTTGATGTCATCCCACTATGTCCGGAGCACCACAGAGGCAAGACGGGCCTTCACGGGCTTGGGACGAAGGGCTTTCCAAAGCACTACGGCTACACCGAAGCGGATCTGCTGGAGGACGTTCGATCCCTATTAGGGTTTGTCCCTACAAAATAATTGGATGAAGTGCTGGTGTCGTTTAATTTGGGGTTACACTATCATCACTGACACAGCAACACCGCACAGTCAGAACCACAGAAAGACAGCGATGACCACTCTCACCATCACCCACGACGTTGACACCCTTGGCGCACTCTTGGCCCAGATCGCAGCCCTGACCAAGCAGGCAGATGCCATCAAGGATGCCATCAAAGACAGCGCCAGCATGGGCGGCGATAAGGTCGTCGAGGGCGACCTCTTCAAGGCCACCTACAGCGAGTCCAACCGTTCCGTGGTTGACAGCAAAGCCCTGTTGGCTGAGTTGGGCGCAACTCCAGAGCAAATTGCTCGCCACACTAAGACCACTGCCGTCTACAGCGTCAAGGTCACCAGCAAGTAAATCAATCGGGGCTTCGGCCCCCACAGGAGAACACCATGCAATTCACTTCACAAGCTCAAATGAGAACCTTTGCCAAGGTCGCCGCAAGCCGTCAAAGGCACCACATTGGCCAAACCATTCAGACTTCTTTGTTTGGCCGCATGGTCGAGGGCAAAATTATTGACGTTCACCCTTTTGGCACGGTTGACATCGAATTGCCGGGAGGCCAGTGCTACCGCGTTTCCGGTGTGTCGTTGTCAGCTTGAACCCACTCAAACGAAAGCGAATCGGATATGTCAAAAGATATTGAAACAACCATCTACACGCAAGACGAAGTGCGCATCAGCGTTGACGAGTGGGACAACGGTGGTGTCTGGCTTGGCTTGCAGGCTCGTGGCTCGTCCATGCACGCCACCCTGACCCGCAAGGAAGCAGAGCAGATGCTCAAAAACCTCCAGGCCGTTTTGTCAAAAGAGGTGACAGCATGACTGACGCACAGTACATGGACCTAGGCTACAGGTACGAAAAAGCAAAGACAGCGGGGGCGGCGCAAGCCGTTGCCCAGGCCATCAGGAAGGCCGTAGAGGCTGAAAAGGTCGAGGATAGGGCCGAGGCCCGCTACTTCGTGGATCGTGGTCGCCAAGAGGCTCGGATGGAGGTGGCAGCATGAGCACACAACACACACCTAAGCCGTGGATGGTGGTAATGCAGCGCAATCAATTTGGCGACACGGTGTATGGCGTTCTTGAGCATACGCGCACGCTGGTAGTGGTTGACCCCGAGGGCTACTACGCTAAAGGCCAGTATCCAGCACAAGATGAAGATGGCTACTACCTTCCTGATGACGGAATTGATTGTTCAGAACACAAAGTTTCCAACGCCCGCCTGATAGCCGCTGCACCTGAGTTGTTGACCGCCCTGGTTGACGCAGCCGACGCCCTTTTAATTCACTGCCCTGATGCTTGGGCGCTCGTCCAGGCCCGCAAGGCCATTGCGCAAGCCACCGGAGTTACCCATGACTGACCACATCTACACCGAAGCCAAAACCGGCAAATTCACCTGCTTGGCCTGCGGGGCGACTGAAGCGCCACCACACATGCCTGCGCCCATCAACGTCATCATTGACGCGATGGATCACTTCATCAGCCAGCATGAGGGCTGTAAGGCCCCTACTGCTGAGACCGTGTCGACGGAGTACATCGCTGGCTTTGAAGCTGGGTGCGACTTTATTGTCAGGGAGATTGAGACATGGTCGACCAAGCATCAGTACGACGTGATTGCCCTGCTTGCGCACCTTCGGCAGGGTAAGGGTTTGTCCTAAGAAATAAATTGGGCTGGTGGGCTGTATCGTTTAATTCTAGATTACACTATCTTCACTGCAACATCGCAGGCAACATAGAAAGTACAGCGCCATGAACATCGGAACTCAAACCAGCAGCCTCGTGAACCACCTCTACAGCCGCATGACTGTGGACGCACCCAGCCCCAAGGTGGGCATGGCTGCCACCACTTTGTCGTGGTCTGACCGTCACGCAGCCACCGTGACCGAGGTCACTGAGTTGTGCGGCAAGCGCTGGCTGTACGAGATCCGTGTCGTTGATGACAACGTCTCTGTGGTGAGCGGCAGCACCCACGACGGCAGCGCCACCTTCGCCTTCACCCCAAACCCTAGGGGCTACGCCAACTTGTACCGCATGGACCGCAAGACCCGTGCTTGGGTCAAGGGCTACATCAATCAGGACACTGGCAAGTTCAAGAAGGGTCAGGGCGGCTTAATTCTTGGCCGTCGTGACCACTACGTCGATCCCAGCTTCTAAGGGTTTGTCCCTAAAAAATATTTTGATCTGACTGTGATGCGGTGTAATTTCAAGTTACACTATCATCACGGTCAGAAAGATCGGTAATAGAGAGGGAAAGCGAATCATGTATCAAGTCAAAGTCAATATGAATTATCTCGAGCAGGCCACCGAACTGGCTAACGCATTAGTACCAGTGCGTTACCAGCGAACAGCGCACCCACACGTACAAGTGTGGGATGCGTCGAAGGACGCATATGTGACGGTCGAAAGACCGTCTAAGCACATAGCCGCCATGCGCGGCTGGGTGCAAGACCGAATTCAGGCGAATGCCCGGGATCGGGCGAAGAACCGCTTCAACCCCAGCTTTCACACCGCTAAGGTGGGAGCACGGGAGGCGGCAAAAGAAGCCAACGGCCTCTTTGGCTATGGAGCCGGTGGCTTTAACGATAAGCCGCCCGCCCCGCTGGATGACTTGGGAGCGCTTTTAACAGCGCTCATTGAGCTGGAACGTCTTCAGAAGGAGGCTGAATGAAGTTCGTTAATATGACCCCCCACGCCCTCACAGTTGAGGGTCTGGGGACAATCCCAGCATCGGGCCAAGTTGCCCGTGTATCTGTCGCCCAGCGTGACATGGGCATCCGTGGCGGGGTGCGTCTGCGCCAGTCTGTCAAGGGCATGGTCGAGGGTATCCCTGCGCCTGCTGATGGAATTACCTACATCGTGTCCGGCATGGTGCTGGACGCACTTGCCGGATCACGCCTTGGCGATGTAGTAGCCCCTGATACAGGTGCAGATGCCATCCGTGAAAACGGCCAAATTGTGGCGGTACGTGGATTTATTTGTTAACTTGGGCTTTGGCCCCCACCTATAGAGAAGGAAAGCGAAATGTCAATTTTGTACAAGCAGTTCATGGGTCAAGATGGCCAGACCATGTACCGTCTGACCCCTATCGGGGCAGGCTACCTGACTCAGGACAATCTGGCGTTTTGCGCCCACTGCACACAGATGCACGAGGAGATTGCCCCTGACGCCTACCGTGCCCACTGCGGTGACTGCGGCCAACGCAAGGTGTTCGGTCACCTCCACTTTGACAAGATCAGGTAATGACACAGCAAGAATTTGACCGACTGGTTGCGCTGGACATCCAGCGTATGGTGGCCGCAGCCCAGGCTAAGTACGAGGCAGAGCATGAGGAGGATGAGGAATGACTGACCGCGAACTGCTCCAGCAGGCGCTGAATGCGTTGGAAACTGCCGATGAGTTTGATTTTTGGCTCAAGCAAGAATCCATCGTTAAAGCCCTGCGCGACCGGCTGGCGCACTGTGATCGCTGCGGCAAGAAGCTAGGCGGGGAGGGTGACATACACACTTGCAGCCCAAAGCCAGAGCAGGAGCCTGTGGCGCTTAAAGAAACCACACAAAAAGCAGTGGTGCTTTTAAAAACAGTCATCGCAGGACTTGAATCGGCTATTGCAAAAACACCTATGCCGACAAATTGCCGTCGTTGCGGAGGGCCTGACAACGTGATTTGCGCGGGGCAGTGCGAGCAAGCCGCCCCACTCGCAGTACAGCCAGCCATGTTTGGCCCGATGGGCACGGTGGGCGATTTGTTTGACAAGCATGTAATTGCAAATGGCAATCTGAAAAAGGAATGGATTGTTTACTTGGAGAGGAACAATGGATGACCGCGAATTGCGCGCCTTGCGCTCTATGAATAAAAAATTAACGGCAATACTGGAGAAGTGTGCCGATCACCTTGACTTTGAAATACGGAATTCGGGCGAGGACCCGCATCACAACGCTATGCAAAAAATGCTCGTGCGTGACGTTAAAGCTGCCCGACTTCTCATTGAAAAATCAAGGGGGCAAGCATGACACAAGACATCATTGCAATAGCGAGAGAGGCTGGAATAAAGTCAGGAGACATTTACAAGTTAACAGTCGGGCACATGAGCATTGAAACTCTTGAACGCTTTGAAGCCCTTGTCCGTGCTGACGAGCGTGAGGCGTGTGCAAAAGTGGCCGACAAGTGGGTGGAGGGGCCGGAGCGCAACTATTCTGAGCTTATCGCCGATGAGATCAGAGCAAGGTCGCAAGCATGAAATCTAAGCACGACCTCGTTCGCAATGTGCTGCGCGACAACGCAGACGGTTTAACAACAAAGCAGATCACCGTGCAAGTGCAAGTTGAGACTGACTCACTAAGTCGCATACTTGATGCTATGCCAGATGCCTACATTGACCGTTGGGTAGGGCCAGACCGTGGGAAGTACAGCGCTGTCTGGTGCGTGGTAAAGCCTCCAGAAAATTGCCCACACCCGGTTAACTTTGAAGTAAAATAAGACCACGCTTTTGCATGGTGCAAGCTATTACGCAAAGCGATTGGGAAGCGAAAAGAAACCGAATCGGTTTACTCAAAACAAACAGGAGAGCCACCATGGCAGAACGCATCTACATCGTCCACGGCCCCCAGGGCACCCGTCTCGTTAAGGCCAGCTTGCGTCAACAGGCATTGAGCCACGTCGCAAACAGCACCTTCACCATCCACGTCGCAAGCCAGGACGACTTGGTTGAGCAGATCACCTCGGGCACCAAGATCGAGCAGTACAAAGCAGAGCAAGCAGATCTTGCGCTCGACGGCGAGTAAGTTGGTAACATCTGCCTCATCTAAACGGACGAGGACTACGGTCATGCCAGAAACCGCCGCAAAGCCATCAAAACGAGCTACAGCAGCCCCGAAGCCTAAAGCTAAGGCCAAGGGTGCTGCCACACAAGAAAACGTCTCTAAGGCTTATAAAGACGTAAGTAAGCCAATCAAGTATTCGCCTGAGTTGCTGGCAGAGATCTTCCGTCGCATCAGTACGGGAGAGTCGTTACTGAAGATCTGCGGGGAAGTGGGTATGCCAACACGGCAGGCTGTCTACAACTGGGTGAGTGGTGACGAGTCCCTCGCTTTACAGTTCGCACGCGCACGCGAGGAAGGCTGCGACGCCATGGCCGAGCAATCACTGGCCATCATGGACGGCGAGCCGCTGGCTGTGTTCGATGAGGCGGGAAACAAGCGCTACGACTCAGGCAGCATCGCGTGGAACAAGAACCGCGCCGAGCACCGCCTGAAGCTGCTGGCTTGCTGGAACCCCAAGAAGTATGGGACTAAGGTGCAGCATGCTGGTGACGTTGACAACCCGCTGAGGATTGAGGTCCAGTCCGAGGCCGACACTTATCTAGCGACTCTCCTCAAGAACATTGAGCTGACCAAGCAAGTGGACGCGAATGAGTGACATAGCCGAGGTCATGGCTGACCCGCAGACGCAGAAGTACCTTGCGATGGCCAGCCCTGAGTACCGGCTTGCGTGGGCCTGGAGGATGTCTTGGTTCTCCACGCAGCATGCCCATCAGACCCTCCCGCCTGGGGACTGGTGGTCGATCTGGCTGATGCTGGCTGGCCGTGGGGCTGGCAAGACCCGTACAGCGGCGGAGCAGATTGCTTGGTGGGCGTATGAGCAGCCTGGGACTCGATGGCTTGTGGCGGCTCCTACGTCGGCTGACGTGAGGGCTACCTGCTTTGAGGGCGACAGCGGCCTGATGACCATCATCCCTAAGTCCCTGGTGGCCGACTACAACAAGACCGCCCATGAGCTTCGCCTGACCAACGGCAGCCTGATCAAGGGCATCCCGGCGTCCGAGCCTGAGCGCTTCAGGGGGCCGCAGTTCCATGGGGGCTGGTGCGACGAGCTGGCGGCGTGGGACTATATACAAGAGGCGTGGGACCAGATCCAGTTCGGGATGCGCCTCGGCAAGCGCACCCGCATGATCTGCACCACCACCCCGCGACCGAAGGATCTAATCATCGAGCTGATGGGCCGCGAGGGTGACGACGTGGTGCTGACCACCGCCTCGACTTACGCCAACCTCAAGAATCTTTCGGAGAACTTCCGCAAGCAGATCCTGGCTTACGAGGGCACGAAACTGGGCAGGCAGGAGATCTACGCTGAGATCATTGACCCGGAGGAGGGCGGGATCGTCAAGCGGGAGATGTTCAAGTTATGGCCAGCAGGGCGTCCCTTCCCGCGCTTTGAGTACATCCTGCAATCGTATGACGTTGCCACCAGCGAGAAGGTGCAGAACGATCCGACGGCGGCC